ATTATGAATACGCATAAATCCGCCTTCGACAATGCCTGGCGCACTTACAGTAGAACCAAGATTGCCTTGTATAAGAGCGGTTCTAATATCTTCTAATGCTTTAACTAAATCTTCCATATTTTCTCCAAAGGTTGGTTATTACACTACTCATAGTGAGTAATGTGACTTTATGGTCCTGGGAGGTTGTCATGTCCCCTTCTTTTCGTAGGACCGACCCAACATGCTTGGGACGGGAGTAAAGCATCTTAACTCTGTACTCACCGCGAAAGGCCAGTAAAGGCCTTTGTTGGTTAAGATTTTTGCGAAAAGAAAGTATCAGCGTTGCTGACAAGTTATTTAGCAAGTTCCTGTAGTTGTTCTAGCCGTTTCATTGTGATTTGACGAATTTCCTCACTGGCATTATTTTCATTATATGTAAGATACAGATCCTGCAACATCCGAATTTGTTCTTCTACTGGGAACCTACTAGTCAATTGAATAGTCTCTTTAGCAATACCTGTCAAACGATCAACAAAATTGTCTTTGGCATCCTCATCTGCTTTCTTACGCAAGCGAGCCATTTTCTTTTCATGTTTGATGGCCCACTGATGTGACTCTTCTGCTGAGCCTTTAATGCCGGTCATAATATTGGCAAGTTGTGCTACCTGTACAGGAGTGCGACGATCTGCATGTAGAGCTTCTTCCTCTGCCAAGGTCCGTTTGTATTCTTTAAAACTACGGATGCCACGTTCACGCATATCTTCTGCTACAGCAATACGCTCTGTCATCCACGACGCATTGCCTTTTTTCTCATTTGTAAGTTCAAATCCATCTACAAGGATAGCCATCATGTGCTCGTCCTCTAGTGCTTCCGGACCTTCCGCACCATATTCAATAACTGGCACAAGTGTCCAAGGGATGCCATTGGCATCAAGTGCGTTTGCTATGAATTGATATTTCGTTTCTGAATCTGCTGTAGCAGTCTTGGCACCATAAATGTGTTCAGATAGTCTGCGTTCCGGATTTGTAGTTTCACCTACATAAAACGGAATGTCCACACCTTGATGCGTGAAGCGTAATTCGTAAATCCAACCAGGCTCAAACCCGATGAGATTGTCATCTTTATCAAAAATCTTTTTTGCCATTTTAATCTCCTGCTCTTACACTTTACTTACCTCTATTACACGTAGCAAGTGCTCATATGGTGGGAAAATTGCAAATTTTATTATAGTGCCTTTAAAAGACCAAATGTGTCCCAATAATTTGTTGCTTTATCTTGAGTAGCAATAACATTATCTAATGTAAGTGGTAAACTTACATTACATAATGGGCCAATAGTTAAATTAGCACAGCATTTGTCATCTCCACCCTGTTCATTTAGGTCCCAATTAATATGAGTGAATCCAAGATCCAACCAATAAGCCAATTGTTTTTTAATACGTCCATATGAAACAAACACACATTTTGCATTGTATTTTTTCATTGCGATTTTGCGTGTTTGCCCTGCATATCCATTATGCCGATGTTCAGGCAATACAAACATATCCCAAAAGCAATTAAATTTCTCAGCGGGATTGCCAGCAGTATACATTGTAAAATAACCAATGTACTTGTCATTTAACAAAATAAAATAGTGATTGCCAATCACTTCCATAAATGCTTGTTTAGCACTAATACCTGAGTTGATTAATGTGCCATCATATTCAGATCTAAATTGTTGATTCATCCCAACAAAATATCTAAAATCTTTTTTGGTTGCTTGTTTAATTGTAATCATTATTTGGCTTCCTTACACATGACACGCATGACTTGATCCATGCTTAGATTGGGATATTGTTGACGATACTGATTAGCAACAAAACGAACTGTGGGGTCTGCTAGACATTGACTGCGTGTCATGCTTTTAATATATTCTGGCTTTACACTTAGGGCCAAGGCATTGGCACTGACGCCTACTAAGATTGCAAAAATTACTTGTTTCATATCTATCTCCTGTTTAGTGTGTGTAAGTGTTTATTATACTGCTATTTGCTCACAATGTCTGTCGTATTTCTGCAACAACCGCACAAAAATCATACTTTTTTAGGCCAAAATCGTCTATTTTTCTCTAATGGTCCTGCCCACAGTCATCATGACAACTGTAAAGTCTGTAGTGCTGAATCTCTCGTTGAGCCTTTCAGCCAAGTTGAAAGCATGTGCCGCACTGGGAAAACTGGTCTTGGCATACTTGGGACCAGGATAGTTTACTGCCACATTGGCCTGTGTCTTTACCATGATGGGTCTGCCTTGATAACAAACAGCATAGATAGCATCTGCTTCACAAACCCAAAAACCACGATCATGCTCTATGGATTCTAATATGATAGTAGGTTGTGGTCTAGACATTCTGTTGTTCCCATTTTTTAGCAATATAGGTCAAGTTGGGCATGGGAAGATCCAGTTGCTCACAAATTGCTGTTCGTGTCAAACCAGCATCCAGTAATCTAAACACTTGCTCATGATCAGTACGACGCCGAGCCGCTGATTTCACAGCTCTAACAGCAAGATCCTGCGGAGTATTCCACCAAGTGAACACAGCACCTGATTCTCGATAAACTCTTAACCAATGTGTTACTTCATGCATGGGAACTGCCGCACACATGCCTATCACTGGCTCAACAGGAACCAGGTGCGTGGCACGCACAATCAGTTCAGGCTTGGGGATTTTAAAGAATCTAAACAACTCACGATGCATGCCAGTAATGGGAACACTACATGGCCTATACCAAATGCCCGCAACACTTATCTCATGCCCTGTCAAGGCACCTTCTTGAAATGTAATGTCAGCAGTATTGGTACTATCTAATGCTCTACGCAACCATGCTCTAGGACTGCCTAGAACTCCATTGGTGCCATATACTACCTGTGTTTTTGTATTTGTCCATTTATCTTGATTCATAACAATAGTTATGAATTACTTCTGGATCAAGTTTATCAGGTAGGCAAGTGTGTGATCAAGTAGCCCATGACGCCCAGGAGCGAAACAATTATAGTACCAGCAACAGTAACCATTGTTTTAAACTTTTCATCTTTGCCATCAGCAATTAATGCTTTGATTTCATTGAACTGACGATCATTGGTTTGCTTGAGTTCTTTGACATCATTACCCAAGGCATCTATTTGTTGTTCAACACGATCCATACGAACATCCAATTGTTGATATCTTAATTCACACAAGTCTACATGTGTTTCTAAACTTGTTCTTTCACTCACGGGCGATATCTTTCTATTAATTGTTCCACCTCGGCGTTTCTTAACTCCTGGATTATTTGCTTGGCTGATGACTTGATCCATAATTGTTCTCGGTTGATGACTATATCAGATAAGTCATTTCTTTTTCTTTGTGGCAGCTTGGCTGGCCTTGATGGCCTGTGCTTGCCTGACTGCCCCGGCACGTGTAGGATAAACCTTCCCTGTGGTTCCATACTGATATCCTTTTCCGCCCCTGGGGCCAGTTACTTTGCGTATAGGCATATTTACTTCTTGCCGGGCTTGGGTCGTTTGCGGTTTGTTTTTGTTCGCATTCCGCGTTCTGGTAATGGTCTTTGATAATTCATTTTAGTCTCCTTTAATTAAACTGCGTTACCTGCAAAATTTGCGTTGGCATATATATCAACGCAATTCACTTCAAAAATCGCTCTTTCTCCATTGGCAATACTGGCTGCGTGATCCAAAGCAGTATTGCCACCATTAATAATTACGAAACCGTTGGCATTGATACTGCTGCCTGAATTGTTATAAACCATGATGTCAAATACACCATTTTCACCTGCGACAGTTAAGTTGCTGACATCAATGGTAGTAGTGCCTGAACCTGCTGTGACTTCTAATATGATACTGTTTAATGCTGTAGCGGCTGGGGTGTATGTGCCGCCTTTTGCTATAGTATCCGTAGTAATTTTAGTTCTAATTACCTTGCTGAACAATGCTTTATTGGCATCTATGACCACATAATCTGTGCCTGCATTGTCTTCAAGTGTAATTGTATCACCCTTAATTGTAGTAGCAGTATTGGCACTGGTTAAAGTAATAGCACTTGTGCCACCAGGGTTTTGAATGTCACCGCCATTTACACGAATATCACCAGTGACTGTTAAATTACCGTTGACATCTAAAGCCATGTTTTGTGTAGTGCCAGTTTTACCTTGACTGAATGTATATGCATCACCACGAAATGCCATTGTTTGAGGACTTAAATTCATCACCTGAACCAAGTTGGCACCAGTTGAAATTGTAGTAGCAGTTGGTGCTAGAGTCAAGGTAAAATTTGTGCCTAGGGCTGTGTTTGATACCCAGTTTTCTTGAGCGGCAAATCCAAAGAATCCAGTAACTGCTGGTATGGTGTCATTTAACCAACCAGTTGAGGTATAACCTGTTACGTCAATTGAGCCTAATAAATCACCTGACTGAACTGCACTAGGCCCTGTGCTGACACCTTCTGGAAAACCACGACTCTTTTCAAATATTAGTCGGCCACGTTGCGCTGAACCAGATCCACCAGCACCTGCTGTGGCATTACCTGTATAACTACGCAACACAGTAGCAGGACCACGTGTGGTATCACTACTATTGCTAAGGCTAACACCACGGAAATATGGGTTGGTTGCTGATTGTGCGGCACTGGTATTCAATTCCCAAATGTCACCATTGGTATCACGTGTTGTGGCATTACGAATAGCACCAGTAATATAATTCCTATCATTGGTTACATTACCACCATTGCTGAATGTGCAAACTACACTACCAGTTCCGTTTGGATCTAAGGTGATGGCACCATTGGTGTTGGTGCTACTAATAGTATTAGTAAGAATGTTAATGTTGTCTACATTTAATTCTGTGCTTACAGTAACAACACCTGTAGAGTCAGCAATAATGATTGCGGCTGTGCCGTCTTTGGCTTTGATGTTTGTGACTTCCAAGTTGGTAGTATCTACTGTGGTAACACTGATATCATCTGCAACTAAACTGTTGTTAACAGTTGTTGTGCCTGTATTTGCTCCAATACTGACAGTAGTGCCTGCGCCGCCAATGTTCACAGTGGTAGCAGTAGCATTAACAATGTTAGCAGTTGTTGAGGTTGTGGTGATATCACCACCATTGACTGCCAAATCACCTGCAGTGACAATATCACCTGTTGAGCCATCTACTGTGGCCGCAGTATCACCTACTGCTAGGCCAAATTTTACTTTAAATTTTTCGTTTGCCATAATTCACACAATCCTTATGTTAGTGATGTAATCACTGATGTAAACAACATACTTGTTGTATTTGCTGGAGTTACCAATAACCTAATAGCACCTCCACTTGTATCTGCGGCAAAGGTTGCCAATGCACTTGTATTGTACATTTCACCATATGTTGTAACCAAAGCTGTGCTGGCGCCTGTTCTTAACACCAGGGCTTCTACTGTATGAACATCTGTGCCTTGAACAATATAAACCACACATTTCATTACATTTCTTGTAGAAGTCGTTAGTGGCACTTGAGTTATTGCTGTAGTTGTTAAAGTTGCTGTATCAATGTCTGCTCGTGCATCAATAGCCACAGCACCAAATGCAACACTATCAGTTGAATCCAAGTTTTGATTTGGAATGTTTAGGTATGTTGACGCATCAACAGTTGTTTGCCATCTGTCAGAAGTTTCATTCCATTTAATTTGCGGATCAGCAAGACCTGGTCTCTTAACTGTGATAAAACAGTCTGCGGCAGCACCATCTTCATTGTTAAAGTAAATGTCATTGCCGTTTGTGGCAAGAGTTGTCCCAGCAACCACTTGACCACTACCAAATACATCATTACTGAATGTCCAAAAACCTGTGCTTTCAATCCATGTCAATGTGGCATCAGCACCACTGCTACCACGATTTGCGGCAATAACAGAATTAGCACCTGCACCTGCATTGTTGGCATCCAAAGTCAATGTAGTGCCATTCACATTTAAGTCAGCGTTGATTATAGTTGAGCCAGTTGCGGCACCAATAGCAACAGCAGTGGCTGCTCCACCAATGTTTAATGTTGTGGCTGTGGCATTGAATATAGTAGCAGTAGTGGCTGTGGTTGTAATATCTCCACCATTGACTGCTAAATCCCCTGATACAGTTAAAGCATCTGCAACCAAATCATTGTTGATTGTAGTTGTGCCGGTATTAGCACCAATGCTGACTGTGGTAGCCGCACCAGCAATATTAACTGTTGTGGCTGTAGTATTGAATAATGTGCCTGTAGTTGATGTAGTAGTAACATCACCGCCATTCACAGCAATATCACCTGTCACTTTAATTGGTTGGTTAAATTCCCAACCATCTGTGGCATTGTTCCAAGTGATGGTTTTATCTGTAGCACCCAACAATGTGATACCGCCTCCTGAGGCAGTTACATCTGTGGGTATTGCTACATCACCAATAGTGATATTCTTGTCTTCAACCAAAAGAGTTTGACTGTTGATTGTGGTTGTTGTGCCATTCACAGTTAAGTTGCCGGGAATAGTAACTGTGCCTGCGCCATTACCAATGCTCATTGTAGTGGCCGCACCACCAATGTTTACTGTGGTTGCTGTTGTATTGAATACTGTTGCTGTGCCAGCTGTGGTTGTTAAGTCACCACCATTGACAGCCAAGTCTCCAGTTATGGTTCCTAAACCACCAACAAAGATATCCTGAGCCACACTCACACCACCATCCGTTTGAATACTACCATTAGTTGTGTTTGTAGCATTACGTGTGTCATCAGTACTGATAACGTTGGCTACCTTCAAGTTATGCTGTATGGTTGTGGTGCCTGTTGCCGCACCAATATTGATTGTGGTTGCCGCTTCAAACGCATCTACAGTTGTGGCATTTGCATTGAATATTGTTGCTGTGGAGGCTGTTGTTGTGATGTCACCGCCATTGACAGCCAAGTCACCTGGAACTGTTAATGAGCCACCCAGTGCCAGTGTGTTGTTGATTGTAGTGGTGCCTGTTGCGGCACCAATACTGATACTTGTTCCTGCGTTGGCAATATTCACTGTTGTTGCGTTTGTATTGAATAAAGTTGCTGTGCCACTGGTGGTTGTTAAATCACCTCCCACAACTTGTACATCACCACTGAACTTACCATTACCAATGACATCTAAAGCCTCACTTGGACTGGCTTGATTGATACCTACATAATTCAGCGCAGAGCTTAAGAATAATAAACCACTGTCAAAATCTAGAGTGTTTGGGATAGCAACTGTGCTGGCATTGATGGTGACTGTGTCGCCTGATGCATTGCCTAATGTTGTATTACCATCTACAAATAAGTTGCTTGTGGTGCGGATTGAACCAGTAACATCTAATTTGTAGGCAGGTGTGTCATTGCCCATGCCTACGAAGCCGGTTGATGTATCAACATACAAGTGATTACCAGCATTGATTCTGAAGTCGTTGGGAGCATTAATTAATTTTGAAGTGAATGTAACTTCATCAGTAATACTATCACCTAATGTGGTATTACCAAAAACATCTAAAGTGCCGGGCACAACAACATCACTGACATTGCGCCATAATTGGTCATCATTATCATATTGTAAGTGTTGATAATTTGCAAGTGCAACACCACCAGTGCCAGCAATTTGCACATCAAATAAATCATTCAGGTTAATTTGAGCGGCAGGCACACCACCTACTGTAAGGCCGTCCCCAATCCATAATGGAGGCACATTGAGGCCTACGGGAGCACCTGAACTAAATGTTGGAGAGAGAGCAAATTGAATAGGTGCAGCCAGAACACCAGTGATATCAACAGGAGGACCACCATAAGTTAAACTTACCCGAATGTCATTGCTAGTGTCTAATGAAAAATAAACTTGATTTTTTATTAAACCGTTTTGACTGTCATCTAGAAATTTAATTTGTTGCCCACTAACAATAAGGTCGCCACACTCTAGTATGTTATTTGCAGTATCAATTACATCCACTGTCGTAGTGTCCAGTGCATAATCAGTAACGAAAATTATTTCACCATTAGCTGGTGTCATAATTCCACGCTGTGCGTTGGTGCCTCTTCTTAATTGTAATGCCATATCTAAATATCCTTATGTTGGGTCTGATTGCCAAACAAATGTTTCTACATTTGTTGTTGTTGTCACTGTGTTTTCTACCACACTGAGTAATCCTAAATCTAATTGTCCACTACTATTGAAAGTATTATAATATCTTTGTCTTGCGATAGTCTCATAGAATAGACGAACACCTAATAATTTTGGCTCTACACCGAAATCTATTGGAGTCAATGTTCTACTTAATAGCAAACCATTGTTGGGTGTAACAAATGTTTGAAAATCTAATTTAAGTATTCCTTCTTGTGTATTTATAACCTGTGCGCCGCTGCCATTTGGATCTGGTTGATACGGAAATCTACCTTGATCAAAATCAGTATCACCATTGGTACTGTATTCACCAAATCGTTTCTTAATGCCCATACGTGCTTTAACAAACCATCTACGATATGTTGCACTATTGGCTGGCACACTTGTAATTACATCAGTTACTGTTGTTCCATTGGTAAATGTTGGATCGTTGCCTGCTGGCACAATTTTCTTTAAAAACTTAAAATTATCTGCTTCAGGAAAATCAAACAAGTCAGCTGTGCCAGAAATAGTTGTGCTGGTATCTACCACGTAAGTGCCCAGGCCACCTGTGACTGTGTAAGTGCCTGCAGCCTGAACCAATACAGGATCTTCAATTCTAACTGTGTTCATGGCTGCATCAATTTCAATAATGAAACTGCCATTGGGTATTCCTGTTCCTGTCAGTGTATGCCCAACTAAGAGTCCTGTTACATTATTAAAAGTCAGCAGGGTATTTGTAGCACTGATTGGCACACCACCTGATACAAATGTTTTAGGAGCAACGCTACTTGTCAACTGACTCACAATGTAGATATCAGCGGCAGGTGCCGCCAAGTCAATTCTATCACCAGCATTGATATTACCATATGTTGTGGCTGTGACAGTTAATAGGCCTTTGCCCACTGGTGCGCCATTACTGCCTGTGCCGGGAACTATTGAACCTGTGATTGGATGTTGATCCCAGCCTTCTGTGTAGTATAATTCTATTTCATCAAACGGGCCGCCTGTTGAAGGAATAACCACTTGCAATTGAAAGTTTGGAATAGGAGCATCAGCATCCACCACAGCAATAATTACATCAGGTGGAGGTGGTAAGTTTGGACTTGAACCATACACACCAATACCAACATTACTACTGGTTGAAAACTCTGAGATTGCTTCAATAGTGTAAGCATCAGGATTGTATTCTAACGCCTGTATCTGTGCTGTTAAATCACCTGATTCACTTTCTATTTCTTTCACACGCATCACACGGAAATACTTTGGCGCCCATCCATACAGGTCTGTTGTCACAGCAATTATGTCACCTGCTTGTGCTTGTATGCCATAAAAATTACTTGTAAATTCAATAACCAAGTCATCACGACTCTGACGCAGTTCCATTTGCCCCAGTAAGTCTGACTGCATACTGTTGTTACACAAGTCTAGACTCATTCGCAACTGATTGTCTGGTTCGTTGGGATTTCTATCTCCTGCGGCAAGATAATTTCTAAAATATGCCTTTTGATCCTTGTTGTATTTGTTGTAGAATTCTACTTCAACTGAGTTGTACAGGTCTTCTAATCTAGTAGAACTTAGTGTGATACCACTTATGATATTTTCATCATTAAATGCTAAACTGCTACCTGGTAAGGTGTAGAAACTTGTTGATGCTATATTTCCACTTGTTGAGGTTGTATAACGTCCTATCTGTCCAGCAGTCTCTCCACCTGTGGGTGCAAGTTGTGCTGATATGGTGCCAATTAGGGTGCCACTACTATTATAAAGAGCTTGGCCTGCTTCAATACGACCTGCTGTAAATGCTGTCACAGTTAATGTTGAACCTGACCTACTGGCTGTAAAATATTTAGGTGGGCTACTGAAAGGATCACCAGCACTGACAGCCTTCTTGATAACAGGGCTCCACAAGCCTGTGTCAACATTGTAACTCATCCAAGCACCACCATTTTGTAATATGGTGTCTATATTGGTTTTGACTTGATTGTTTGTGTCAATGATACCATTGATGCTATAACGACTGGTCAATTGATTTGTTGTGCCTGCTCCACCTGCTGGATCTAAATTTACGGAGGTATAACTCACATCTTCTTCACAGAAGTTATACCATTCTAATCTGGCGGCTTCATCAATGTAAGTGGAATCGATGCCTGCTCCGTATCGTTCACTGGTCATGTAGTCCAGCCATACATCTGCTGGGTTTACAACATTGTTGGCAACCTGGAATGTGACATTTGGTAATGCTGTAAATCCTTTGTCACCACTGTAGCGTAGTTTAACAATGGCAAATACCAAGCCCTTCATTTCATTGGCAATGGTCCATGATCCATCACCATTGGGGTTGGCTGGACTGCTACCCCAGAAATTGTAGGCGGCTGCTGAGTTGCCTGCGCTTTGTGGAGGATAGATTTGATCAGCCGCTGTGCTACCTCCAGCGTACACACGCAACATCACATACTGATCAGCATCAACAATAAAGTTAGTGTCAATGAAATCTTCTACCTGTGCTTGCCCATTGCCTGAACTAGCACCAGTAGTTGCGGCTTCAAACACACTACCTGGACCATATGCTCTACCTGCTGTGCCAGCAATTGTGTTCCATTGTGCTTGAGTTGTTGTGCCTAGTTTTGTAATAACATAAGTTGTGCCAACTACAAAACTACCTGCTGTGACAATGGCACCATCAACTACTTTTCTACCATCCTTGACAATGTGACTATTGGTTGTGGCATCTAGTGCGGTCAATCTCAAGTCGTTCCAATAAACACTTTCTAATCCGTAAGTGCTGTTGATGTTGTTGTTTGTTTCACCAAGAACAAGGCAGTAATACATGACATCATTAACTTTGTTTTCTAATGAAATCAGTCTAGCATCTGTGACCATACCATTCACAAAGCTTGTGCCATACAGTACAGGTATCTTATTATTAGTAGCAGGTGCCACTTGTATTCTACCACCTTGGCTGCCAGCGGCTGCGTTTGCACCTTTGTTGGCATTGCCATTGATGATACGACTTGTTACAAAAGCCACTCCAGTAGCAACAACAGCTCCTACAATGGTGGCAGTTACTCCTACTAGACCCAGGACTGTGCCTGCTACATAGGCTCCTATCGCGGTAAATGCTGGCATATCAAATATCCTTTAAGTATAATTTCTCTGTCAATCTAAAACCTCTGCGCTCTAGATCATAATCTGTTGTTGTGGTCATTCTAGTTGTAAAATAACCTTGTATCTCTCCGCTATTTAACAACCTGTCACCTGTCTTACAAAACTCCACAAACAATCGACCAGCACCTGTAGTGCCTCTATAGGCCTCACGCACATACCAAACCAATTCACGCAGGCTTTTCTTTTCAGGTATCCATATGTTAGGTTCTTTGACTGCTATCAATAAGCCCACAGGGGCGTCATCTGCGTAGTAAAGCCATGTATAACCGGAATACAACAAGGAGTAAGCAAGTTTTCTAATGTGTTCAGGCTCGACTGCATCTGTGTGCTTGTTATAACTTGTGCTGGTCAAGAACTCCATCAACAAGAGTGTGACTGTGTTCAAATCACTTCTTGTTGCCAACCTAATCACGGCTGTTCCTGCACACTTTCTTGTTGATTGCCACCCATATTCGTGCCACCTACATTACTGGCCGCTGATGCTTTGTATGGTTTACCAAAGTCAAAACTGCTATTGAACAGGGCTTCAACTCTATTCATACTTGGATCAGTTGAACTGTTGCCCAGTTCAGGCCAAACAATTTGATAATCTTCTTGATTGGTTCTGCGTCCACTTACTCGATTTTCCAACACACCCATGATGCTTGACGCAATAATTGTAATGGTGTGATTTACTTCTGGTGTTTGTCCAGTAGTGGTTATATCTTCTTGAACACTATAGTTGCTGATGATACCTGTAAATCTTTTATATACTGCATTGGTAATCACTTCCTGTGTGGCATAATCAAAGAACACACGATAGATGTTTATTTCACCACCTTTGATTTGAGTGTCAATAGTTGCCGCAATGTAGCTTGATGGAATTGCACTCAGTGTCACTTGCACTTCATCATTGGCATTTGAAATATTATTTTGTATGTCACTGACAGTTAAGAAACCTGCTAGGGCTTGGTATGTGTTGCCGTCATAGACCACTTCTTTATAACAATTACTAACGTAATATGTTGTAGCATCCAAGGTCAAACTAATTAGGACTCCATATTCAATCCTGCGTTCTGTATCAACTTCTGGAATAATTGTGCTCATAGTATTTCCTCAATCAATTCAAAGTCACCTGTGAACTCAACAAACTGTCCAGGCAAGAATCTAATCTGTGGCAACTTGGTCACAACCACATTAAACACTGCGGCTCTCTGACCAACTAGGACTGCTGTGCCACTGGAGAATGTTTGTAGTTTACCGCGATGTGTGACCACCGTTGCTGTAGCACTGGCTGACACTTGTACATCTGCTGTGACAATGTAGGGATAACTTCCACCACTGATTCTCAAATAATCACCTGCTTTGAAAATATAAGTGCCCACTGTAGGTGAACCTGATTTGGTCAAGGTCAAACTTGTGCCTGTCATTGATGTTGCTGTGTAACTGTCTAGCGTTCCATCTCCTGCACTATCCAAGCCACCTTGGTAAGCGGTTAGCCATGCCATGCCTGTGGCAGAGATAACTCCTGTTGACGTATTATGATCTGTTAATTCTATAACTTGTGTGCTGAATTTGTCAGCGTTGAAAATAGGTTCAAACACACTTCTGTATTCAGCGGCTGTCCAAATAGGTTTAGGTGAAACTGTAAATCTAAATGGGTTTGCCCAATTGCGACTGGCAACACTTAGCCTACCACTGCGACTTACATTCTGTGCCACCAACTTGCTACGATTGATTTCAATGTTGGTTGCTGAATTTATGATATCTTGTAATGCCATTATCTACGGCTCCTTATTGGCATACTACGACGCCCTTGTTCTGCTACGTTATGTAAAAATTCTGGATCTCTTGCCAGCAATGATTTAAAACTTTGTGCATCCACAGCCTGAATTGAATACGTAACGGCTGTGTTGTTGACTGTGCCACCCATGCCTGCACCATTAGGAATAATAGTTCCTGCACTACGAGGCAAAAATAATTCAGGGCCACGTTCCCCTACAACACTTAGTTGTCCTGCTGGAACATTACCACCATTTGCATATCCAGGTAGGCCCATTACTGCGGCACCTGCCATTGTTCCGCCGCCAAATAAACTGCCAAAGAATCCACCTGCTGAACCTAACAAAGAGGTCAGCAATTTATTGCTCTGTGCTCTTACTGCTTCTGCTATCAAACTGTTGAACAAGTCTTTGAAACTCAACTTGCCAGTCTGTACAAACTTAACCATGCTGTCTTCAAAGCCACGACTTAAGGTAGAGAAGGCTGCACCTGCTCTTGCAAAGCTGTTGTTGCCATTTTCAACATACTGACGATATGCTTTGCTCCAACCTAGACCAAAGTCTTCTTGCTGTTTGGCAGTGGCTTCTTGATTGGCAATGGTATCTGTTTTGCGCTGTGCAATTAGATCATTAACTTCTTTTTCTTTGGCCAAGCGTTCTGCGTATGGTAAATCTTTGATGTTGGCAATTTGCTTTAGTAGAGCCAGGCGTTGTTGCTCAATATCAAATAGGGCTTGAGCATTTGCTCTTTCAGTATCTGTCATTGTGGCTGAATCCAAGGCCAACTTGGCCTTGATGGCCATTTCTTTATTTTGATTGGCTATTTCTTCTACAACTAAACGACTGCTTTCAACAATATTGTTGATGCGTGTTTCTTCTGCTGCCAATTCATCTTGGATCTTTTGACGTTGTGCTTCTTCTTCCGAGAATATTTTAGAATTTTGTTGGCTACGAACTTTACTAATGTCAAGAGCGGTTTTTGTTTCAATTTCTAATTTTTTTGCCGCATACTCTTTGTCCATCTGTGAGTTGGTGAGTCTTTCTTGTGCGTATATTGTATTTGCGGCTTTTCGTAATTCTGCTTGAGCATTAATTTCAATTGCTTGTATTTCATTAGCGGCTTTTAATCTTTCGTTTTTCTCTTGTTCAATACTGCTGGCTGCTTCTCGTGCTCTACTTGCGGCGATGGCCTTTAAGGTTGCTTCAGGCGTTGCTCCAAATCCACCACCAACAGGACCACTGGCTGGTTTGTTTATTTTGCCAAGGCGATCCATTTCACGGGCTTGATCTTTGTACGCTTCTGCTAATTTCTTTTCTAAATCATATCTATCTTTTTCAGCCTTGGTCATTGGACGCTCTGGCATTACTGTTAGGCTACCACCAATGGCTGTTACTCTCGGACCAACATTTCCACGTTTATTGGCTTCGTCTTCAACTTTTTGTGCCTTCTTTTGTGCATCATCAATAGCAATAGCCAACTTGCCAAATACTGTTAATAAATTGTTGCTAACGGATTCAGCAATTTTATCAATAGCGTTTTGATATTTTATTAATTGTGCAATTTGTTCGTCTTTGGCAAAATCATTGGCTGCATTTAGTTTTGTAAAATCTAACTTGGCAGCATTCTTACCAAATAGATCAACTGCTAATGCGGCTCTGGTTGCTGGATCTTGAATTGCCGCCAATTTGGCAATAGCATCACGTAGCACATCACCAGTATTACGAACTGCTCCATTGGCATCAGTAACAAACACACCCAATTTTCTAAATGCTAGTTGTGCCTTTTCACCACCTACTGCGGCATCACCTAAATTTTGATTTAATTTTAGTGCCAGCGTGGCCATATCATCGGCTTTACCACCAGCATCAACTATACTATTTCTAAAAGTGTTTAAGGCTCCGGCTGCAATACCAGTAGCATCACTTACATCACCTAGTTCGTCTGCTAGGGCAATTGCTTTCATTCCCAAGCCGACAAATGCCGTTGCGGCTGTTGCGGCAATAGTGGCCATACCTGCCATACCACCAACAATGCCACTGATGGCCGATGTCATTTTGCCTGCATAGGCTCCAAAGCCACCTACCGTGGTGCCTAAATTTGTGACGGACTTTGAAAGGTCATCTACAGCCTTTTGACCTTCTACTTTAATCTTTAATACAAAGTTTTCTACTGCTGCCATAGTTTAACCTTTTGCTTGTTTTCTAATATACTCTTGTATAAACTTTTCTGTAGGTGCAGTCATACCCCTTGGGGCTTGTGGACTATAACCATCATCTAATCTTTGTGCGTAAGCATAATCTGCTTGAATTTCATCACCCTGTAATCTTGTGCTTCTACGGGCATTACCCTTGCGTATAGGAGTAATGTCTTTGAAATAGTCATAGGCTTCACGGGCTAGATTATTTGGATCTAAAGCTTTTTCCAATTGGTTAATGCGTTTGACTATTTCACCTGACATTATTTCTTTTCCTTTTTAACTCGTTCTATGGCAGCCATCATTTCTTCTTGACTCAATTCAGGCGTGGTCTTCTTACCACTGGCCTTGTCTTGTTGGTGCTGTTCCCAAGACATCATAACATCATGTATCATTAAATCATAGGTAGTACCATGCTCACGGACCTGACTGGGCAGTACTCCGTAATGCTTGGCAATCATACCTGTGTTAATCATTTCGATTGTTCCCCAGTCTGAGGTGTTGATGCCTTGGTTTTTGACTTTCCCAAGAATTCATTGATCTTGACCAAAAGCCCCAGAGTTATATCAACAGGAAAGATTTCACTTTCTTCTAATGCGGGTGTGCCATCTTCTTTTAAAATAATCTTTCTAATGAGATCATTTAACTTGTCACTGTTTTCTTCTTGTTGTAGTCTATAGAATTCAAAGTATGTTGAGATACTCATTTGATCCAGCATGTGAAATTCAATCACTTCACCATATGCTTCTACTATCTCAGCGTCATCCATGACTATTTTAGTTAGTGTAGGCCGTTTTGCAAATTTACTAATATCCATATATCATTTTCCTTCATATCGTTGTTTTAAGTAATGAATGGTTGCTAGTGCAAACTTCATTCTTACTTCTGATTGTTCTAGATCTCTTCTAGCACATCTAAGTTCCGCTAATGCTTTGGCCACTTCGCCCTCTATGCTACGGAATATCTCATCATCTGTTTTATCATCAAAAATCATAACATCTCCTATCACAGTTATTTACCTAAACAAAAACCCGCACAAGGCGGGTTCATGTTCAATCAGTTGAGATTAAGCTACTGTGTAATCACCAGTGATGGTCAATGTAACTGGGCTGACCCAGACTGGACTATCTGCTGATACTGTAGGAGCCAAACCAGTGATGTAACCAAAGCCACCAAGTGTTTTGCCTGCACCGCCTGCACTAGTGTCACCTAGGTACAGTTGGAATTCAACCAATTGCTTGTCTTTGCTTAGACCAAAGATACCTTTGTTAACTGCTACGGCTGCACCGCTACCAGTTCCAAAGAATGTGGTTTGATCTAATACCAAGTTTAGATCTAAACTGTTTGTTGCTGTTGTTGCAACTTGTAATTTACTACCCGAATCCAATTGCGTCCATGTCATAACGTCATTTGCGTTATTTACGGTGATGTCTTGCATTGCGGGCACAACTAGATTTGAAGCATCGCCAACTACGCTGATGTTCAAGGTTGCTTGAACGCCTGCTACGCCGGGTGCTGGAAATATGAATGCCATATTATGTTTTCCTTATGCTAAATTTGCGAATCTATACTGACCTTCGTAGATAACTCTGTCGTTGTCTATGGAGACTGTATAGTCAAACAGGCGTGTAAACACACCCGTGATGGTAGTGATATCTTTAGCACCACCTAAGATTGTCAATGCTGAATCTAAATCAGTGTTTCTGTTTTTTGCGTCCATGCTCAAATACCATCTTACAATAGTAGTTCTTTGATTGATTTGCAATGTGCCTAATGTAGGCAACAAGGTGTCTTGCTCAGTGTAGGGTTCATCCAAGTATACTCTACGAGCATTCTTTAGATAGAGAGGATTAGTCCCTTCTTGGAAAGGCAACTCCTGACTGGTCTTAATGCTACCAGTCAGTTGTGCCGTCAAGTAAGTTAATAATTCAGTTCTCATCTTGTACGAACTCTATTCACTATGCTAGCCATCTTATCTGCTGTGTCAATAGTGGCATTTTCTGAGAAGTCATACCAGTCGCCTGCTTCAATCACCTCATCAAACAAGACATTATAACTGTCCTTATAGAACTTGATCTTTGCGATCTCAGCACTATCTGGATTGCCAAAGTCAGCAATTGAAGGATATACATATTCATGCAATGCCAAATATATATTTAGGTCCTTGAATTCCTGCGTCCTGGCTAGGATATAATCTGGATTAACAACAGGCAACAGGTTGGGATTTACAATCCCAGCCAGTTTACGCTGATATTCTCTCCACCAATCTGTGTTTCTAATTTGTGTTAAGATACGTTGACTGGCCTTGTTTAAAAAGTTTTCAATTTCTGCTTGAGTAAGATCTTCATTTGCTTCAAAAACACGACTATCACGAGCCTGAAGCTCTGGATAGGTAGCGAAACGCAGAAACGTTGCGCCACTGTATACAAAATTTGGGTTGCTCATTGTGATAGTCCTTTTAGATTAATTTAGCA